ACCCGGCTAAGTTAGCAACCATCTTCTCTTGTGCTTTGTCACCCCGTCCGCCAATGATCCCCATCAATTCGTCATAAGTAGAGCCGAAGAAGTTGATATCATCAGCAGCCTCAACAGCCTGCTCCTGGACAGCTTTAAGTGCTTGCTTCTGCTTGCTTAGAGCACTAATAGCTTGTACTTCTGCCAGACGGCGGTTTGACGTGGCAAGTTTGTCGAATTGCTCCGTTACCGTGACAGAGGTGTCACCTGTATCCTCCAGAATATCGTTGAGGGCATCGGTGGCTTTTTCCAGCTTATCGGTGGCGTATTCCGCATCAAACAGCGACGGTACCAGAGAGCCGACAATTGCCGTACCCACAGCAAATACCGCAGCACCCATCGGGTTGATCACCTGCAGTAGCTGACTCCCCTGCTGGCCCAGCACTAACAGGGCGTTCTGGCCGCCCTGCAGCTGCACCGCCATATCGGAGATCTGATAGCCAGCCTGGTTGGCAAACTGGCCGACGTTTTTAACGCCTCGGCCTGCTCTTTTGCTGCTGGTTGCCAGCCGGTCTGATTCATTGGCGGCTTTGGTGTAGTCCCTGGCGGCATCGTTGGCTGCCTGCCCGGAGCGGTCAAACTGGGTCTTGTTGCTTTTCAGTGCCCGGTTAGCCGCGTCGGTATTGGTTTCAATCTGCACCAGCTCACCGCTGGCAGTGCGTACCATAGGGGTAAACTTGCCTGTGTCGGCTGTCATCACCAGGGCTAACTGCATTTCGGTTGATGTCATTATTTATCCCGTATCTCTTTTACTACCATCTGGGCAAATGCCCGGAGCTGGCTAAATAGGGTGGTGCTCACCTGGCGTTGGCTGAGCCTGGCTTCCACTTCAACCTGTTGCAGATCTAATCCCAGGTATGCACCGTTAGGCGCGTAGCGGGTGAGATCGGCAACCTCCATATACCACTGGATGACATCCCAGTTTTCGGGCCAAACCGCGTAATCGGTGCAGATGGGTTGCAGCGCCTCCGCTATCTGCTGGGGTGTGGCACCAAATGCCGCCATCTCGTCGGCTAGTTCGTTTCTGTCGGTTTGGCGCGGTCCGTTAACCCAATGCGTTGCCGCGCCCGCAAGTTTTTTATGGCAGCCCCGCTGTACGCTTCCTTGTGGGCTGCAACGGCACCGATACAAAACTCTGTCTGCTGACAGGCATCGGCGAGGCTTTCTGGGCTGAATGGCACGGGGTTGCCATCTTCATCACCGATCCCATCCCAGCCGGTGACTACTGCAGCCAGGTATTCGGCATCGGATTTGCCAGCGAGCTTGTCCTGCTCTGCCACTGACAGCAGTTTGAAGTCCAGCGTGCATTTCAGGGCGGCGGTTTTGCCGCCGTCCAGCGCGATATCGATGGTGCAGGGCCAATTCTTAACGATGCGGTTTTTCTGTAGTTTGAACATGGGTTTCCTACTTGGTAATGAATGTGCCGTCTTCGCCGATCAGCTTGAGTGGAATAGACCAGGTTAGCGTTCCATCTTGGTCACCATAGCTGGGGCGGCCAAACTGCATCTTGCCAGCATTGAACTGCACGATGTTGCCCGGTGTGCCGCCGTGCTGCAGGCTCATGCTGTTGTTGCTAACCTCAGATTCGGCAATGGCGATGGGGTCAAACTCGGCGCGGTCTGGCGCTTCGATCACGATGGTGCAGGTGGGTTTGAAGTCGGTGATCTCAACCGCTTCGAAACCGACATACTCCTGATATGCCACGGTGTTGGCCTGATCCATCTCGATGGAGATCAGCTTGCGGGCCACGCCATTTAAGCTGAACGAGGAGTGCGCGTTCCCCAATGGCAGTGGCTTAAGCCAGGCGCTGGTATCCAGCGTTGTCTGCGCCAGTGAGCTGGGAGGGGAATATAGCCCGGTGATGGCCCATTCCAGTGAGGGGATCTCGCCTGTTTTTGCTGTCAGCTTTACACTGCCACGCACACCCACCAACGCATGCCGCGCACCATCCTGGAAGTAATACATGGTCAGGCTGGCATCACTCCCGGTGTCGATCGTATAGGTGACGTTATCGGCATTGGTAGTGGTCTTGCGCAGGCAGGCTTGCATCAGTGCCGACCAGGGGGCGGGCTGGTCTGGGGTGCCGGAGCCAATTAAATCGGTTTTAAAGCTGGCGGTAACATGGGTGCCGGTGAGTAGCACTTCGCGCCCGCCAAGGGTGCCATCATCATAGTTGAGTTCAATCTCGTCACCGGCCATCGGCACAATTGAGACATCGCGGCCTTTCAGATCAAAGGTGGTTTCGCCCCCGGCAATCGCATCAACGCCATAGGCAGTTTCCAGTGCAAAGCGCAGGGCTTTTAATCGGGATTTACGGGCCATCTGCGGCCTCCTCGTAGTATTTGGTGGTGAAACGGTCCAGCCAGTAGATGGCTCCGGGCAGCATCTTCAGTAGGTTGCCGCGCCCCAGTAGCAGCGGATCGTGCTCTGCCGTGGGTGCCCAGCCGAACAGGCTACTACGCAGCTGTTTGCGTAGGGTTGCCAGCTCATCCCTGGCTTTATCGCCCCGTCTGTCGTTGATGGTGCGCACCCCAATCACAATGCCTACGGTGGCAGTTACGCGCTGGCGCTCCGGGCCACAGGCGATTTCGTTACCGGATGGGGTTTCATCAACCAGCACCACATAGGCGGTAGGGCTGCGGGTCAGGCTGTCGGCGGTAACCGCAGAGAGTTGTGCCGCACCGCCGACCTCGGCAAACAGTGGGTTGCCCTCGGCGTCTTTCACATCCTGCAACCGGGTTTCAATGGCTGAAAGAAAATCCATTAGCCATCTCCATATCCAATTAATTGACGCTTAACCATCAGAGATACCCCTTGCTCTTGTCCCGTGCCCAGACTGAGCCTGCTGACTCCATCACAACGGTGTCGCCGCCGGTGGGTTGCTCACTGCCATCAGGGGCCGCGAGAGCGATTTTTCCGGCGGCTATCTGCTCCAGAAACCGGATCGCATCCTTATGGCGATCCTTTACGCTATCCGGGCAGGCATCGTCATAGAGGTTGTAACGCGCCAGATCACAGGTTGTCCCCACCAGTGCAGGCGGGATGGTTTCCAGCGGTATGGGGTAGCGACCCATGATGTAGACATCCACCAATGCGTTGGCATCGGCCAGCGCCTGGTTGAGTACCACATCGTCGATCACGCCCTGCCGGGTCCTGTCGGTGAGGGCGATCAACTCGCCCTCACCAAACCGGGCTTCCATGTCATTACGGGTGGCGTAGTCCATCGCTACTCCGCCGCTTCCTGCAGTTCCTGATAATCCGCCCAGGCTTTGTCGCGTTCAGCGGCTTTAACCGGACGATTCATCAGGGCTTCCAGTGCGTCGCACTGCGGCTTGCCGCCAGCAGTGAAATGCTCGCTGTTGCTTGGGTCCAGCGTGCCAATCGCATCAACCAGGAGGTCGAATTGCGGGACGGTAACCGGCTCTGCCTGGATGGCTGCCACCAGCGCCTCGATGCTGAGGGTGTCGTGGCCGTCGATCTCCATCTCCTGCGCCAACTGACGCAGCTCGGCTTCATCCATGTCGGCCAGGGCGACTATGGTGCCGTCCTTTTCGACCACACCGGCCAGGGTGCCTTGGGTTACGCTGGTAGGTGTTTGAGGTGCCACCATCCCCCTTTGCGTTCCACCCTCTGGATCGTTTTCGGCAGGCTCACCTTCCGCAAGGGTAAGACGTGGGTCGGCCTTAATCGCATCCAGTTGGGTAGCGCTAATATCTTCGACGGAAAAATGATTTTCACCCGCGTCGAACTGGATACCAGCGCGGCGATAGCCTTTATGAGCGGTGTTAATAATCTTGATAAGATCGGCCATTTCATAGGGTCTCCGAATGTGTTGGTTTAACTACCCAGCACATCCTTGTAGCCGGGTAGACTCTTGCAGAGTTGGTTAACTACGCTGGATTAGAGGTAATCCAGCACAATCAGCTCTAAGCGGTCCTTCAGCTCGTTGGAGCTGTTGGCATCCAATTCACGCTCCAGCAGTTGGGTAGCGGCTTTCTCCAGTGAGGCTGGCACCACCAGAACGGTTGGGCGGATCCCCAGCTTGCGGCCACCATCGGCCTTGAATTCGCGCATCCTGGTGATGCTGTCCCACAGGTTGTCCGCATTCAGGGCGCGCTTGTTACCAAACGCCAGCTGCCAGAAGCCGAAGCCCACCGCATCACGACAGTCCACGCCGTAGCGGTATTCCTTGCGCATAAACACCGCTTCATCATCGGTTTTGGTCATGGCTACCAGCTGGGCTTTCTTGCGCTCCTGGAAGATGATCGGCTTGAGCGCCTTGGAGGCATCCATCACATACCAGGGTTCGCCGGTATAGGCCCCATCCAAAACCATGTTGGCGACACTGGTATCGGCACCAGAGCCATCCTGCTTGTCGTTAACCGGGTGGTCGGTGTCGAAGAAGTTCTGGCCGTCATAACAGGCGGTGGTAAAGCCTGCTTTCAGCAGTTCACACACCTCTTCATCCGGGTGGATGGCGGCGGCCAGCCCCATCTCTTTGAACAGCGGTGCATAGATGCCGAGGTTGTCATCCTCGATGTCGTTACGGTCCACGCCGACAGAGGCTTCGAAATCTTCATTGACGATCTCGTAGCCGTGAGCCTTCATGCTCTGGATGTTGCGTTCGCCAATCCATTTCGACAGCTTGGGGAATTTACCCAGCCAACCATAGGTATTGGATGCGGAGGTGGACTTAATCACCGTGGCGATTTTGGTGTACTGGCTCGGCGCTTCCGACTTCGCATCTTCAAAGTTCTTTTTGAAGCCGGTAAACAGCGAGGAGATAAGGGCGGCGGTGACGATAGCCATTAGTTAGCGTCCTTCTTCTGGGCCGCAAATTCGTCATGGCTGATGCCAAGCTGGTCTGCAGCGTATTTGTCTTCAGCCGTGAGTGCGGCGGTGGAAGTGTCGGTTGGTTTATCAACCGTGCTGGTCTGTGGCGTATTTAGCGCCGCAATGGGCGAGCGCTGGTCGAGCATGGCGCTCAGCTCAGCAATACCGTTCTGAGCTGCAAACTGCTTGCAGTAGTCGGTTTCACCGGCATACAGGCGGCCCTCTGTCTGCGCCTTCTCAATCACCTGATCAACGGTCAGCTGATTGGTTTCGGCACGCAGTTCAGCAACCTCAGTGCAGCGCGCCTGATATAGCTCAATAGGCACATGGGTTTTCAGATTAACGCCCGGTGGGCCTTGCTGAGCCTTTAGCTCCGCAATACTGGTTTCCAGGCCATCGACACTTTCAGCCTTGGTCTTCATCTCATCCAGTGCAGACAAGGCTGCAGTGGCTTGTTCATTGGTTGGCTGCTCGGCATTGACTTCAATGCCTAGCTTGGCCAACAGCTGTTTCAACAGTTCGTTCACGGTGGGATCCTCCGTTTGTCCGTGCTGCGAGTTGGGGGTGAAAAAAGTCAGGTCGAAGTTGGCGTTTAGCTCTGCAACTGGGTTCAGGCCGTCTTGGCCAGGGCGATTGGTCAGAGCAATCGACATCAATGCAACCGGGCGACCTGTGGCCTTGTCGTAGGAGAAAACCGGGGAGAGATAGCGGTATTCACCGGCATCGAGCATCGCCTGCGCGTTATCGGTCCAGCGTGGCTTGATAAACACACCTTCACCTGGCCGATATTCCATTGCAGAGAGATGCACCCAGCCTGCTGCAGGCGCAGGTTTGCCGTTTTGTTTGGTGCGCTGGGTCTGGTGTTCATAATCGATAACCAGATCGGATTCCTGGTGCGGCGTGTATGCCTTCAACATGGCGAAAGCGGATTCATCCATCAGCCACTTGCCACCAGGCACATCGTCAGGGCGACCATCAACTGCGGCAAAGTGGCCATCGGCAAATAGCTGATACCAACCATCCGACTCGTTATCAGTGGTTAGTTCAGCACCAAGGGCGGCAACACCGTAGTTGGCGTTTTCTGTGGCTGACTCGGCACTCAGGGCAGCCAGGCCAATGGCCTGTGGAAAGGTGACGAGTAGTTGTGTGTGATTGGTTTTCATGCCGCCATCTTGCGCGATGGCGGCGGGAGGGTATTTTAAAGGGGTTTAGGAAAACTCAGGAGTGGAGCCATGCCCAGAACTTCTGAAATCCTGACATATCTGGCCTATCCTCCTCATCAAACTGATAGACATCAGCCAGCTCGTTGTGGCATTTCAGGTACAGAGATTTAAGTACGGGAGGCTCATCAACCTCAATCGTCGTGCGCTCTGATTTTAACTGGTTAAGCTGGTCAACCGTCAATTCGGTGAGCTGATTCAGTTTCAGCTCCAGCTGGACATACCTTTGGCGAAGGCTGTTATGCAGGGTTACCTTGCCTTTGGTATCGATAACCAGCTCCAGCGCTTGAAGGATAGCCACCGCAAATGCCAGCCATTTGGCCAGTTCAACGTGAGAGCCAAACAGCACAGCAAATGCAGAAGAGCCTGTAATCAAAGAGCTGGCGGTAATAAACCGACCCAGTCTGCTATAGGCTCGCTGTTGATGCATATGGTAGCGAGCACCTATCTGCGCATTAAATAACAGGCTCCATTGATAGGTTTTAGGATCTTCGTTGCTGGTAAACATGACGCTTCCTATTTTTTACCGCCGCCTCCTGGAGGCTTTGGAGTGTGACTAAACTGCGTGATTTCCGGCTGCATCCTTTCACCCCGCGATTGATCGTTTAGGATCGCGGTCCCTGTTTCACTTTTATCTCTATTGGCAATCGTCCTTCTGCCACCACTGTTTCCTGTGCCAGTCTGATCTCGTCGCTTGTCACTCATGGATAATCCTCATCTCGTGTTTTGGCTATTCATATCGGCTTAAGGGCAAAAACCACCCCCAAACACCGTTTATAAACATTCACAAGCCACTTTAAGGCATTTTCATGCGTGTTTGTACTGCCATGCTCCACCTAAGCAGTTCAGAAAGGCTTACAGCGCGTCTGAGAGATGATCCGCCAGAATGCCCAATATCTCTGCTTCATCCTCCGGACCGATGCCTAAAAACGGCCTGGCCTCCAGATTGATCTTGTCTGCCCCGTGCTGGTGAGCGCCAGCATAACGCTCATTGGTGCCTATCACGGCAAAGTCGTTGCCGTAGTCGGTGGTGATGCTGCGCTCCAGTGCGCCACTGACTTGCAGGATGGGACCGGGCCAGTTGCCGGTTTTGCTGCGTTTTTTGATGGTCTCTGGGAGCAGGCCTGCCCAGAGCTCGCCGGTTTTCGGATCAGCCTCATCGCTGAAGGCCCTATCCTTGGCCGATTCCAGCACTCCGGCAATGTCGCGCATGGCGGGTTCCAGTTGCTCACTGGCATCGATTAGACGGCTGAATGCCAGGTTAATCTCGGCGGTGTTTATTTTAATCTGGCTCATCGGCTATACTCGGCGTAGGGCAAGTGTAAGTCTCAGTGGTAGAGCGGAGGTGCGTTAGCACGTCGTGTCGCGGGTTCGACTCCCGTCACTTGCCTAAGTTTCCCTCCAGTAATTCGTACATGTCGCTTTTCAGATCAGCCAGTTTCACCTTGAAGGTGTTTATCACCACATCCAGCAACGATTGCTGCCCCTTGATCTTGTATGGCGCATTAACCACTACCTTGATCTGTTCGTCGTCCTCACTGCTAACGACATAAAGCAGGTTCTGGTGTTTCTTATCCCAGAGAACGGCTTCCGGATTGGCAATTATTTGTGGCAGGTTGTGGTACTGCTCCGGAGTTAGTGCAATGCCTTTGGTGTGATGCTTTTTGCTATCGGCATGGATGAGTTGCTTCTCGTTAATCACCAGCACCCGCGCCGGAGCCTGGCGGGTAAACAGCGCCACCTGTTGGGCGATGCTCTCATCCAGAAAGCCCAGTGTTTGAACGCTATGGCCAGCTCTGCGTTTAGCTAATACTTCATCAACCCAATGGGCGAACTGCTTCTGCCGCAGCTCGCTATTATTGAGGGCCTGCACCGCCTGAGCGCGCACATCAACATCACCCACTGCAGTGAGTTTTCTGGCCAGATTGATATCGGTGCCATAGGTGGCCATACCGACGTTATAGTTCCAGCCTGCATCCGGGGTCAGGCTCTCCTTTCCATTGCTGTATGTGGTGCGCTCAGCAAAGTAGATCTCGCCAGTGAGTTTGTCTTCTCCCGCTTCTACGGTGCGGGTAGTTAGCATGCCTTCGCTGGATCCGACGGTTAGCCCCTGGGCTTTTAGCTGGGCTTCGGTTAATGCGATCACCCGACAGCGGCACCCCCAGCCGTTGGGTGGGAAATGGGTCTGCCAGATAGGATCGTCCCAGCGGAATACCCGACCATTCAACGCAGCGTGGCTAGGGCGGGTGTTGCCATCCATGATCGCCATGTACTGCCAGTATGGACGCCTGTCGGTTTGTTCCAGCAGTCGCTTGTAGCGAGCAGAGGCATAGGCGGTGCTGGTATTGGTGCGGTAGATGGTCTTCAGGCGGCGTACACTGCCCAGCTGCACCTCCTGCGTCGATCCGTCCGGCGCTTCAACTTCCTGCTTACCCCACCAACCCTGCTTCTGTAGCTTGGGTGCCAGGGTTTTGATAAAGCCGCGCTCGCCTGTGCCTTCGCTAATGGCAGTATCCAGCTCCTGACGGATGGTTTCCAGCACATCGATGCTGGTAGCCTTGGCCACGGTAAATGCGCGGGTGTGTTGCTCCTGCCATACCTCCTGCCAGTTCCAGCCGATCTGATAGCCCTTAGAGCGAAAGTAGGCGATAGCGTCCTTGGGCGGCAGTTTGATGGCGTAGGCTAAGTCGATATCACCCATGCTCGCTTTCCATATTCAGGCGGCTCCAGGTGTCGGCCACAAACATCACTCTGGCCAGTTGCTCCTGCAGTTGGCTTTCATCCATCTCCGGGTATTTCTCGGCCAGTTGCCCCAGGGCAACCTCCGGGCCTTGTTGATCAACCAGCTCAATGATGGGTTGCAGCAGTTGTTCCATCTGCTGCTGCAGCTCGCCACTGTCGATGGCGTTTAGGGCATCAAGCAGCTGTAGCTCTGGGTCGCTCCCGCCATCCCTGGCTCCCGCGACATTAGTGCTTCCATGCACGTCATCCTCTGCCTTCAGTGCAGCAGTGGCTGCGGCTTCAGGCTTAGGCGATTCTGGTTGCTCTGGCTCCTTACTGACTGGCTGCAGCAGCTCCTCTCCCTCTTCAGCCTGGGGGATCTGCAGTTTGTCATGTGCCCATTGGGCGGGGATCCGCATCACCTGGCTGAGGGCTGGCAGGGAATTGGCAAACAGCTTCATATCCTCCGGCTCTGAGGTGTCGAAGATAAAGCGCGGGTGGCGGCGTGGGTTGTTGTAGCTCTTGCCGTTGAGGGCATAGAGCGGGATCACGATGTCGCGGGTCAGGGTCTGGCCTAGCTGGGCCAGATCCGAGTCGCGCAGCTCGATGCGCACCTCGTTATGCACATTACCCAGCGCATTGGTGCTGGTTTTGCCATCCGCCTGGCTGGTGAGTGTGCCGCCCAGAATCGCTTTGCTCATCGACTTTTCCGCCCAGCTGATCATGTTGCTGAATGGGTCGCCTACGCCCTTGGCGGCTTCGATGACTTCAAGATCCATTCCTTTGGGCATGATGCCTCCGGCGTTGTGGCCGATGGCGGCGATCGCAGCCCGCAGCGTGCGCTTTTCATCGTCTGAAGCGCCAGTGGGGTATTTACCCAGTCGGATCGGCAGGCCGTAGATCTCTAGCATCTCCGCAAAGTCGCGGGTACTCAGCGCCCGAAACAGGAATGGCCATGCCAGCACCCGCACCAGTCCCCCCCTGGCGATGTAACCGGACTTGGCCAGATGGGTATGGCTGACCCAACCCAGCGGCTGCAGCGCAGCACCTGTGTAGCTGCTATCCCGTAGGGTGATCTGATTGCGGCTCTCCGGGTTGACCTGGAACCAGGAGGGATCCCGGAACGGTACATCGTCGATGGTCCAGAAGCTGCCCTCTTTGCGCCAGATGATTTCACTATTTGAAAAGCCTTTTAAGATGGCGTCGGCCATGTTGAGGATCAGATCATCCATCCAGGGCGCATCCTCCAGCCACTCGTTGAGCAAGGCGGTGTCCTGCTCCTCCTGTTTGCTGGCGTTGCGGGGCGGCTCTAAGCGGCGATCCACACCGAGGAAGGCGCGTTTGCGTTTCTGCAGCTCACTGAACAGGTGGGCATCCTTCTCCTCCATATCCTCGGCCAGCTCACACTGGGCCATGATGTTGCCCTGCTCGGCATCCTGCAGCAGCATCGCCAGGCTTTGGGGTGTCATGCCGTTGGTGGGGTGCTCCGCGTAATAGTTTTTCAGGCCGATGAGTTCAGCCTGGTCGGTTTGCGGCTGGCGCAGTAGTTTGGTGCTGAAGGATTTCAGGCGGTCATAGAGGCTCATTAATATACTCCACGCCCGAACGCGGGCTGGTCGTCGTCATAGTCAGGGTTCCAGCGATCTGCCTTGGACTGGATGGCTTCAAATTCGATGGCTGCACCTTCCATCCAACTGGCGCGGTTGGCCATGGCTAGTGATACTGCAGAGTCACCGTGGCGGGTTTTGCCGTTGCCTTTGTTGTCTTTGCCTTTGTCGATTTTGGGGATGCCGTTGATCACCTGGATCTTGTTCAGGTCGTCCATCACGTCCTGGTGGCGGGGTATGGTGATGTTCTGGTCTTCAAACTCGGCTTTGAGTTTGGGCATCCATTCGCGATACCAGGGGTCGTTGAGCATCACCTGGTCGACCATCTCTATGCCGTAGCGCAGTGCTGCCGCTTCTGCCAAATAACCACCGTTACCTGTGGCATCAAAGGCCATTCCTCTAAGCCGTGGCAGCCTGTCACAGATATAGAACATGATCTGTTTCTGAGCGTCATAGGTGAGGTTCCACAGCTCCAACTGGAACGGTACCCGCTTGGTCAGGTCGGGATAGATGGTTAACGGAGTGAATACTGACAGGTCACCCTTGCGGGCAAAGTCTTCACCAAAGGCGTGGCTGGCATCCGTTGGCAGGGCTTCCAGTAGCGGCTTAAGATTGTCGTGGCACCAGTCAGCAATGAAGTCGTGCCTACGGCCATCTGACCAACTCTCGAAGCTCTCAGGGGCATCCAGGCGCAAGATGGGGATGCTGCGCTCCTTATCCATCGCCTGCTCAATGTAGACCCGCTTGATATATACACCACTGCCTTGTTTGGGCACGCAGTAGTATTCCTCCAGCGCATCTTCCTCGGTGGCGGTATCTTTGAGCAGTCCTTCCTTCCACTCCTTCTCGGCCTCCTCACTCCATTCAACCTTGCGTACCTGGCAGATCCGTTGATACAGCCCCATGCGACAGGCATCGTCCAGGGTAATAGTATGGACTGAATAGCGCTTTTTCCCTGCACGGCTGTCTTCGATCAGCTGATTAAACAGGTTGTCAATGCCGTTGTGAGTGGAGATCAAGCGGACTTTTGCACCCCACATAGTGAGTGCCAAGGCTGCTTTCAGAACCTCTGCTAAGCGGTCATGGAAGGCAGATTCATCAATGGTGACGTTACCCTGCATACCACGCAGGTTGGATGGGTTGGAACTGAGCGCTTGGATCTTGAAGCCGGACTCAAAGTAGATGGCGAAGGTGAGGATGTCGCGGTCTTCGTTATCGTCGCGAAATATCTCTTCCTGAATTTCACCTGCAGCTTTGTTAAAGGCTTTGGCCCACATGGCGGCAGCATCGATAAACTCCCGCGCCATTTCTTTGTTGGACCCAACATAGAAGTGGTTAGTACCACCGGCGGATTTGGCTTTAGCTGCTGTGAGAACGGCATCAGCGGCTTCTGCCCAGGTGATACCGGTACGCCGTGACTTCTCCGCTATCTTAAGCGGGGAATCATCCGCTATCCAGATCTTCTGATAGGGCAGCAGCACCTCATTTTCGTCGTATGTGGTGCCTAGTTCTATTGCGAGCTGAGTGGCTTTGGCGGTTGCGGTTTGCTGCAGCTTTGCGACTGACATTAAGCAATCCCCAATATCTGCTGTTTGATTAGCTGTGCGCCCTCTGCGGTAAGGCCTGCCGCTTTGGCTGCGGTCTCTGCCTCACTTGCGGCTTCTTCAGCAAAGGCTTTGCGCAGCTCTTTTTCACGCTGGGTGGAGAGCATTGCTGCTTTTTCCAGTCGGCCAATGGAAAGCGCAAGATCGCCCAGGGTTTCCGGGTCCAGCACTTCGTCTGGATCTTCGGCGGTTTTCATCAACAGCTTAAAGTGGGCAGTGCGTAGCAGTTCAATCAGTAGTTGGCTGACTTCACCTGTTGGCCGGGTACCAAGGCGAGCTACCCAGGCATCCGCCACTTCGCGGGTTTCGCGGATCTGTTGGCCCAGAGTTTCCATCTTACTGGCGTAGCGGTTAAGCCCGGACTTGCTGATTTTGTCGCTGTCTTTAAGGCCTGCATCCTCAATCAGCTGGTTAACGGCAGATAAGATCTCAGACTGGGGCTGACTGCCGCGAAGCAGCTCATGCAGACGGGCTTTAATGTCGTCCGGCAGCCCGTCGATTTTGCTCGGTTTGCCTCGGGTCTTGCGATCCATTAGCGTGCTCCCGGACGCTTAACACCTGGCATACGGGCACGGCCTTCGGCAACGTCCTGCCCACGCTCTGTTAGGGTGGCTACAACAGTTCTTCCTGCTTTCTCGGTAGTCACCGCGCCCTGTTCCTCCAACCATGCCAGGTGGTTCTTGATCCGGTCTCGGCTGATTGTTAGTGCATATCGGGCGCAGGTATCCTGAATAATGCTGTCGTTTGAGCGGTAACCCGGAGAGTCATTCAAGGTGAGCAGGATAGAGATCCGTTCGTGCTCATTAAGTACGTCGTTCATTGGCATGAGTAGCTATCCCCTTAGTTCGTTTTCCAGCAGCAGATCGATTTTGCTCTGCATGGCTTTCATCTGTGATACCAGCCCTTCTAGCTGGCCAGTGGTTTGAGCGAGCTGGCTGTTAATGCGGGCAAGCTCTCTGGCTTCTGGCAGGTGTTTGATGGTGGTTTCCGTCTCTACCAGGCGTTTTTCATTGGTGTCCACTTTGCTCTTAAGGGCGGTCAGTTCCTTCGCATTGGTCTTCTGACCCATGGTGGCGCGCATCCAGAGCCACAGGCCGAAGGTTGCCAGCATCTGTAATACGTCCAGCCAGAACTTACCGGCAGTCCAGTCAAATTTATCCATGTGGGTACTTCTCTCTTCGTCCTTCGCAATACACGCAGCGCACAGCATGTGGCTCTGCTTTTAATCGGGCATGAGGGATGGGCTCATCGCAGTCCAGACAGACCTGAACGCCATCGAGGAAACAGGGTGTTTCGTGCGGCCTCTCTGTGATCTGCCTTATCGCCCGTTCCCGCTGGCGCTCTACCTGAGCATTGGCCCTGTCGATGATGTCGGTCATTCTATTGCGGGCTCCTTTTTCTTAGGGCCGCCAATGTAGGTTCCCCAGACATAGCCGCCAAAGAAGAACACGATGATCGAGCCGGTTCCCCAGAGCATGAGTTTGCTGGTAGCCAGGTCGAACACCATCTGCGCTTTTTCCACGTCCCAGAAAATGCTGACTGCAGTTAATAGCACCAGAAACAGTTGCACCCGGATCCAGTCGGTTGCCACCATGCGGCGGTTTTTACTGCGTTCGGTGTTCTCCGATAACGTGGTTTTAAACCAGTCGTTAAACGCATCCAGCCGCTTCTCTCTGGACTCGGCCTGCTCCTCTTCGGTGTAACTCAGCCGATCAAACCAGCCACCGGCTTTCACCAGCAGGCCGTTGTCTTTGTCCAGTACGTCATCTGCGGCTTTGGGGGCCGATTGAAACCAGCTAAACAGGTTCATACTCGTCTCTCAGTTGTTGCAGGCGGCGGGTTAGTTCGCTAATGCAGCCAAAGCTCACGCTGTTCCAGCCCGCTGCATGGCTGGCGTCATACAGGCTGCAATGGGCGGGGCGTGGTGCCAGTTCGTTTCCGGTGCGGACCCGCTCAACCTCTGCGTTTAGCCGTGCCTTGCGGCCTTCTATCCAGTGCGCGCGAAAGCCACAAAAACGCCGATGAGGACGGCCTACAAGCCCCTTGAATAGCGACTCACCACTATTCACAAGCTGATTTCCAGTGTGGCTTCGCCGCCATTTGCTTCCAGCAGGTTGATGAGTCCTTCAAGAGCGTTGCGGCTCTGGGTTACTGCCCATTCCGGGCCTCGGCCAACGTCAACCGTGCCAAACGAGACGCCAGGAGCGATACAACCCTGTAGCTGACTGGCGGTATTGGCGGCATGAAACAGACAGTGGGTGCGCAGGCTTGCGGCTTCACGCTCTACGGTGACGCCAAGCGAAGGTGCCGCGATGGAAATGCACTTACCAAACTTGGGCGAATGGTGGATAGCAAGCTGATAGGTGCCCGGTGGCACACAGCTAACACTGGGCTGATTGTTACGCCAGGGGCGCTCGATGGTGCGGCAGAATTTAACCCCCTGATGATACAGGGTGCCAACGGTACAGTGGTCGAGGTAGTCGCGGTTTAGCTTGAGTTTGAGGGCCATAAAACAATGCCGGTAGTTGGTTTACCGGCATTGTTATGGATTGGGCGGATGAGTGATTTTAAAGGGGTTTAAGAAGTTGGCACTGGCACTGAGTGAAGGTACGCTGCGTAGCCAATAGTGCCTATCATGCTGACGACGGCAACTAGCCCTACAGCACCTAACAACCATCTAATTAGTGATGTTCTCTTATCCAATTGTTCTAAGAGCGTATCAATACTTGATGCATCTTCCGAGTCATTACTTTCCAGTTCCATATACAATCTTTTCATCAATCCCTGATACTCAGTCTCAATCGCGTAGAGGCTATGCCAGTGAGTAATAGCTAGAAATATCACTAAAACACTGATTAATACCACGCCAACAACCATCAGCCAGTTCAACCAGATCGCAGAGGCTGTAGTCAAATCAGATTCAAACTTTGAAACACTGAAGATCAGTGCAGCTGGAACAGCCAAAGCCTTGGTAGATACATCGCTCAAGGCGGTGTTGAGTTTTACCGAGTATTCTCGATATTGCTCTTCATACTCTTTTCTCATCTTGTCGAACGAGAAGTTAGAGGCGAACATTCTGTAGCTGTATTCGAATTGGATAAAGAACTCTTTGAAGTGTTTCAACAGCCAAGGGAACCGGTCCTGAGGTGACTTAGAACCAAGCATCTTTGCTAAGACTTCCTGGATGATCGACTGCTTCTCATCCATGTGCTTGTCACCTTCCTGCATAGTTTTGATAAACAAGCTGTGACAATCGAGATCGCACTTCTCTAGTTGCTCTTTGGTGTAATCGATCTTTAGTTCAAGCTTGCTGCGTCGGGTGAATACCCATAGGTCAGAGCGAGCACCATGATCTTTAGCATTATTAAGGTGTTTTAGGATGCTAACTACATCCACATATTTCAAATACAAAGGGTTTTCACTGCCAGAACGAAAAACTTCACATCCTTCAGATAGCAGAGCAAATTCACTATTGCGGTAGATACGGTTTTCAGTGCTTTGCAGGAAGTGATCCCAATCTCTGTATACAGGAAGTTCCCCAAAGCTAAGTGATACTTCAATCTCGGTATCCATCAATTTTGATGAGCTGAGCTTAAGATTTGTGTCTTTGTTCCTCTTTATCGACCTCACTGTGCCAAAGAAAAATCCTTGCTGTTCTGCCAAGTTCAATTGATCCAAATGACTTTGCTGCAATACCAGCTTGCCGCCTACCACGTTCTTATCCTGTGGTAGCGTTATATCGCTAAGAGCTCGGTATAATGAACAAAAATTATCAATTGGGGCCAATGGCAAAACTTAGTCCTTTTGAGTATCGTCCGTTTGTTTATCGGTGCCTTCTTTCAGAATTGCTAATAGATTAGCTGGAATATTCTTAATCACCAAGTCCTCTGATTCGGGAATAAACTCTAGATCATCTTGCAAAGCGTCTCTAGTAAATGAGATGGATAGTTTGTCGCTTTTACCAGAAAGGCGCATTCCTTTGTTTAGTGTTTGCCTGTGGATGCCTATCACTTCACTAAGCCCAAACTGATCCGACTGAGCTAATGCTACGAATGCATCGTGATGCTCCGGGAAGATGGCTTTGCTCAGTGGTTCTAGATGAACTCTGCCTTCTTCATCGAGGTTCAGGGGATCAATACAGTATTCCTTTGTTTGTTGAAGTTTTGCACCTTTAGTTTCAAAGTCATAACCAAGCTCATCACATTGCGCTTCGACTGCGTTGATTAGGTTACTGGTATCAGTCTTAGTTTCTAGATATTCATCACAGCCGATGAAGTCGGCAAAAAACGCTCGAACTTCCGCAGTTTTTCTTCCTGTTTTGAAGCGAATGTAACGCTCGTCTGCAAATCTGTCCTCATCTCTCCAGGTTGTCAGGCTAATTCTTGCCGCAAGGTGGAGGGTAGATAGATCGAGTTGCTCGCTTTCGGTTAAATCAAGGTGCTTGTTCAGTGTCATCCCTTTAGTCTTGTGCAACATGACAACTGATAAGTAGTGCTTTTCGTGGAATGAATGTTGAAAAAAGAGAAGGTAGCCTGGCAGTGCGTTCTTCTTTTTGCCAAAGAACTTTTCAGTAAAATTCTTGGCACACCTCTGAGTAAATTCGACAAAATCAGAAAAGGTCAGATCTTCTTGTAGATAGGTGCCCAAGTGGTTCTCGAACACTGTTGGGTCTTTGGGTAACTCTCCTTCCTTTGTTGGCTTTTCCGAAGCAAACATACCAGCTGCGAGAGAGGTTTGGTTGAATAGATTCCCCAACTCTTGTGCGACTTGCTGAGACATACTGTCTATATCATTCACCTCTTTTCTGGGGTTCATATTTGCGATTTTCCCACTCGCTTTTTCCTCCCAATACACCTCATGCACAATGAACTGGTGGATGGTGATCGTCTCTTTGGGAGTTTCTTCTACGGGTGTTTCTTTCTCTTCTGCCATGGGTTATCTCTATATTAAATTTGTAGGGGTTAAAGGTACTGATTTAAATCGATGCCATCGACGTTGTTGGGGTCTTTGATGTAGCGCCTGCCATGGCCCTTTTCGAAGTTACAGCCTTTATCATTTAATGACTCATCGAGCCTGTTCAGAGCGAGCCAGGTTCGACTAAGCTCAGCCCTGACTGCATGAGTGTTATCTTGACTTAATCGCTTCAGACTCTTATCTGCTTTATTAGCTATTGATTGCACAGCAAGCGCATAGCTTTCTTCACATATGGACCAGTATTCTTCCTTGCTAAGCGTTTTTTCACAGCCTGAAAGTATCAGGCTAGAAAAAACAAATA